TCATGATGGTGGTGGTTTATGTTGTTATTAACACTACAAATATATGCCAAACAAAATTGCTTGCCAAATAAAATCTTAAAAAAATTTTGTTTGGCAAATGAGAAAATGGGGTATTTTTTCCTCATCTCCACATATTTATAAATATGAATTGGAATTATATATCAGGATTTTTTGATGCGGATGGTTACATTACTATGGTTAGTCCAAACAAAGGTAAGAATAAAACTTTATATGTTGGATTTACAAATGTTGAATTAAACATTTTAGAAGAAATAAAAGATTTTATAGAATCTGAGATTAATGTAAAAGGTAGTATTTCTAAAAAAAATTCAAGACAAGAAAATCACTCGGATAGTTATGATTTAAAATATCTTTATAACAATGCACTAAAAGTCATTGAACAGATTGATTCTCACCACCCAAAAAAGAAACACAGAAAAGAAATAGTCATAGAACAGTACCTTAAATTAACCCCAAGAAATGGTAAGTATACTGATGAGATGAAAGAAAAAAGGGAGAAGATGGTGGAAACCTTCTTCTCCCATTAATTGGTGGAGGTGGCGGGAATCGACACAAGTGGACTATATCATCATCTTTTCCAAGATGTCGGACGCTAATGTGGTATTACGGTAGAAGCATCTACCACCCACTAGTCTCTGCACCTTCCTGTTCCTACCAGGCTTGGCTCAGGATTATCATTTCTGACTTCCCCTGAATTCATCCGATTTTCGACATATCTCACGATATGAAGGGGCTCGATTCGTAACCCGCGTCTTGCTCAGTCTACCCATAAAGGACTACATGCTTAGGTCAATGTTGGTTCTCAACATTCCGAAATAAATGGTTTGATGTATGTGGGAAACAAACCAATAAACAACCTGGTCTCAGAGTTATTTAAGAGAGCTCTGACCTGTGACTCCCGTATACAGACTTCTGTTCATAGGTTATATGTCCACCGACCCGATTCGCTGTTGCGTCTTACGCTACAGTTACTTCTTCAGTGCGTAGAAGACCTACAGCCTGAAGCTTGTCAATAGTGTTGCCACTTAAAAAGTATCTCCATAGATTAAAGTGATAGGAAACCTCTCACTGCATGCCCCGTATGACTAACCCTGCCAATCAATACCGGTCACCCCCATTATTTCAAAGAACTACAACAAAGATAAATATAACTTTTTTGTTTGACAACATATTTATATATAAAATTAATTGATTATGAGAAGATTTGTTATATCAGAAGACGAAAGACGTAGAATTCTTTCAATGCATGAATCAGCAACTAAAAGACAATATTTATCAGAACAAAGTGGTGGTTCCACTATTTCTGATGCTGCAGCTAAGGCCATATACGATAAAGCCGGAGAATATTGGGAAGCGGGTAAAAAAAGTTACGCATTTATTATACCTGAAACACCGGGTGTCGTATATACTTACGATTGGCCTAGAGATTTTGAACCAGGGAATTTAGGGTTTTGGTTTTGGAAATCATATTATGATAAAAACAGTGGTTCAATAACGGTTCAACAGCTTGGGAATTTTCAAATTTCATCACCATCTTATCTTGCACCAGGAGAAACTCCAGTATATAAGGTAGTTAATATGGAATCAGTTCCTTTGGGAAGTAGTACTACTGAAATCGACAGATATCCTGTTGGTGCATTACCTCAAGGTGCGGTTCAGCATTTAATTACATCAAAATTTAATGAACTTGGTGATGCAGAGAAAAACAAATTTATTCAATACGCTAAAAATAAACCATTTAATGAAGGTGGTTTAGGTGCTAAATATAGTGCATTTATTGACACATTGTCATCAAAATTAAATACTACTTCAGATAAAACAAATACAACTAATACTACAAATACTGCAGGTTAATATTTAAATTAATATAAAAACAAAAACCCCCTTTATGGGGGTTTTTTGTTTAAAGATTCCATATAATTCCATATGTTCCGTCATATTTCTGAAAAATAGCTGAAGTGTGAAACTCATTATAGGGTCCACCTCGAGTAACTACTTCATACACTGTAATTGTTTTGTATATATTACTTTTTGGGGTATCAAAAGTTTTAATACCTACAATATCAGAATCGTCTAAAGTCATCAAGATACCGGCATATGTACCATCATTCTCCCATGTTTTACCGTCATAAAATTGATTTCTTTTCATAATGACATAGTTTGTATCAGGTGTTGTTTTAAAAAAAATGTTACCGTAGATTGAGTCAAATTTCTCAAGATATTTAATATCATTAAATTTTGGGTTTTCGGAATTCTTATTTTGACTTAATAGATACCTATCGACAATACCGACATAAAAAATATCATTACTATCCAAAACTTTTAAAAAAGTAGGAGAAGGATTTTCGTAAACTCTATTTTGTCCGTTTACACTTACAATACTCAAGATGACAGATGCGATGGTTACTAATACGTTTTTCATACTTCAATATTAACGATAAGTTTTGATATAACCAAATTGTCAAGTATTTATTTGTATAAAAAATCCACATTTTGAAAAGATTAGGTAGAATATTAGTTGAAGAAGTTGATTCTAAGAGTGACTTCATGAAAATATTGGATGTTAACAAGAAAAGAGTTGACCCAAGAGAGGTTGAATTTGACGACCTTAAAGGGTTCTATGAAATTGACGACAAGTACCTTTATTTTTGGTTTGATGATGAAGATGATTTTTTTAATACTCTAACAGATTATACTGAAGAGGATATTTCGGATATAAAATGGTTATCATATCGTCCTTATGACTATGAATGGATTGATAGTTATAGTGCCGAAGAAGATTGGAAAGAGGGTTATGTTTTAAGTTCTTTGGACGAATACAATGCTAAATTGTTGTTGGAGATTTATGAATATTTGGACCCTTACCATTACAATAAAGCTCAAAGTGAGATTAAATCTAAAGGTGCTTGGCAATGGATGGTTGATAATCAAGAGGATTTTGCCAATGAAATTAAAAGTTACCTTCCTGATTTGGCAGATAAATTAATTGAACATTATTGGTATTCTAGAGACACCGCAATATCAAGAGGTATTGAAACATATATGGATGGAGAATTTATTCAAGATTTATATAAACCTTTGAAATTAGAATACACCAAAGGATTGGGTACTAGATTTGAACAAGTAAAAATTCCTTTGAGTGAATTGATGTTAATGTATTCGAGAGCTGGAAGTGCTAACACACCGTTGGACCAACTTATTTATGATTATGTACACAGTAGATATGTTAGCTACCCTGGTAACCCAAGAGAATATTATTATGACTTTGAAGACGGTGAATACTTTAAAGAAGAATTTAATAAGGAGTCTCTTTGGACTATAGAAAAAGAATTGGATAAGATAAAAGAGGATTATGAGAATGGTGATTTGGAAAAATTCAGAGAACTATATCAGATGATTGAAAAGAACTATAAGTATGACCAGTACATTCCTGTAGACAAAGAAAAAGGTATTGCCATTAAAATAAAATTGATTGATAGGAATACTCTTAAGGTAAAAGTTGAAATATCTAAATTCCGAAATATTGAGACTTTCGGTGGTTTAGAAAATAGAAAAGTGGTTGATATAAAACCAACCACTCTTCATTCGTTAATCAATAACCATCAACTGTTTGATGTGTTTGAGAACTAATACGAAAATCGTGTAGAAAGATATTCATAAAGATATTCTACATCTTCCTCATCCAAGAAAATTTCTGAACCAAAAAATTTGTCTTCAAATTTTAATCCACCAAAATCTTCCGATACTTTGATGTAGTCCTTATCAATGATTACCTCTTCACTTTCTTCGTAATATTCTTCCTCTTCCTCAACTTCTTTTGTGAACAAATTTCCGTATGTTGAGAAATTTTTGTACGATGGAATTTCGTAAACATACTCTTGGCGTTCGTATCCAAATTCATTAACCATGTTTACACCCAAATTAATTGCTCGGTCCACATCATCCAATACAACAAACTCATTGACTGTGTGCATGTTGTAATAACCACATGAGAAGTTAATACAAGACACGTCAGCCTTTTTCTTTAGCTGAGATACATCAGTATAAGGGTGAGACTGTAAAAGTGGTTCTACACCCATAGAATCAACAAATACCTTTTTGGTTCGGTTGATGAAATCACCATCTTTTTCAAACAAACGAACTCCCGAGCAAATCTCGGTAATTAGTTGGTTACCAGGTGCGTCGTACTGAATGATGTAACCGACATCGTGTAAAAAGCGTGGGTCACATTTGCTTGAACCGTGACATCCTGTTTCCTCTGATACAAAGAACCCTACTTTGACATTTGAGAGCAACCGCAACATCTCAAGACAAATGAAGACCCCACACTTATCATCCCCTCCGATACCTGTTGGCTCACCTTCGATGGTTTGTGCCAATAACGACTCATGTTGCGTCCCATCGAACGTCATACCGAATGTTTTGGGTTTTACCATCTGCGTTTCCTTAACTACTATTTCATCAATCATTTGATGCACAGTATCGGTGTGGGCAACAAACATGGGATAGTAGTTACCTTCGGATAGTTCACCTTTTTTTGCATAAATGTTCAACATCTCATCGCGGTAATAGGTAACACCTTTCATCGTGTCCAATACCGAACAGATGTACTCTACCATCATTTCTTCTTGGTAAGTTTTAGAAGGAACTGACAAGAGCTCTTTGAATCTATCCTTTGTTATTTGGTCCATGTTTGTTGATTTAGTTTACAAATGTAATGCAATTTTTTTAATTGACAAAAAAAGTTAAGGGGATTATTTCCCCTTAACAATAATTTCGTCATCTCCTTTCATATGAAGAGAATATTTCTTTCCGAGTTGGATATTCTTCTTCAAGATTTCTTCAGAGATAAGGTCTTCGATTTTTTCTTGGATTGCTCGTTTGATTGGTCGAGCTCCGTATTTTTCATCGAATCCTACTTTTGAGATAAACTCTTTAACACCTTTAGTGATGTCAATGGTGTATCCCAACTTACCTACACGCTTAAGGAGTTTTGAAAGTTCAATCTCAACAATTTGTTGTACTTGAAGTTCTTTCAATGGGTTGAAGACAACTACCTCATCCACACGGTTTAGGAATTCAGGGGTGAAGAAGTTCTTAAGTTCTTTTTCAAGTAGAACTTTTTTCAACTCTTCATCTTTTGACATACGAGTGGTGGTGTCAAAACCGATACCTGTTCCGAAATCTTGGAGTTTTTTAACACCCAAGTTTGAGGTCATAATAATCAAACAGTTTTTGAAGTTGATTTTGCGACCAAAGCTGTCGGTAAGGTGACCATCGTCCAACAATTGAAGAAGGAGTGAGAAGATGTCTTTATTGGCCTTTTCAATCTCATCAAACAATACCACAGAGTATGGTTTGTTTTTGACTGCTTCGGTTAATTGTCCACCTTCGTTGTAACCCACATATCCTGGAGGGGAACCAATCAAACGACTCATTGAATACTTCTCTTGGTATTCAGACATGTCTACTCGGATTAGAGCTTCTTCATCACCAAAGATTTCTTCAGCCAATCGTTTTGCCAAGTGTGTTTTACCAATACCTGTGGAACCCAAGAAGATGAATGAACCAATTGGACGATTTGGGTCTTTGATACCTACGCGATTTCTGCGGATTGCTTTTGAAATCTTTGTAACCGCTTCGGACTGACCAATAACCGTTTTGTTTAGGTTTTCCTCCAAGTTCAACAACGATTCAATCTCATCGGTGTTAAGTTTTGAAACCGGAATCTTTGTCATTGTGGATACCACTTCATACACCATCTCTTCCGTTACAAGACTACGGTTTGTGTTTTGGAGTTCTTCAAACTTCTTCTTCTCATCTTCCAACTTCTTAAGGAGTTTCTTTTCTTTGTCACGAAGTTGTGCTGCTTCTTCGTACTTCTGTTGTTTTACAACTTTGATTTTTTCATCCTTAATTGCCGATGCTTGAAGTTTCAGTTCTTCAATCTCTTCAGGTAGTTTAACACTAATCTGACTTTTTGCACCCACCTCATCCATAACATCGATGGCTTTGTCAGGGAACTCACGGTCCGTTACATAACGACCTGCCAAGGTCACACAAGCATCCAATGCCTCATCGGTATAGGTAACTTTGTGGTGTTTCTCGTAGAATGGTTTTAGACGCTGAAGAATTTCGAGTGTTTCTTCAGGGGACGCTCCGTCAACCATTACCTTTTGGAAACGACGCTCCAATGCTCCATCCTTTTCGATGTTCTCACGGTATTCGTCTAATGTGGTTGCACCAACACATTGAAGTTCACCACGAGCAAGTGCGGGTTTAAAGATGTTGGATGCATCCAACGAACCTGATGAATTACCAGCACCGATGATTGTATGAATCTCATCGATGAATACAATAATCTCAGGGTGGTCATGAAGCTCATCCAAAATAACCTTCAAACGCTCTTCAAACTGTCCACGATATTTTGTTCCAGCAACAATGGAAGTCATATCCAAAGATACGATTCGTTTGTCGGCAAGATTTTGTGGACAATCCCCTTGAAAGATTTTCATGGCAAGACCCTCAACGATTGCGGTTTTACCACAACCAGGTTCTCCAATGATAATTGGGTTGTTTTTCTTTCTTCGGGAAAGAATTTGAGCAATGCGAGAAATTTCGCGGTCTCTACCAATGACAGGGTCTAATTTACCTTCTTCGGCGAGTTTAATTAAATCTCGTGAAAAATTATCAAGTACGGGTGTACCTGATTGTGGGATTTCAGATTTTCCTCTTCGTCCTCCTTTTTCGTTTGGGTCTACTTCTTCAATCATATTCTTCTTTTAAAGTTTTTACGGTTCAAATGTAACAAAAATTATGATATAATCCAACAATCGTCAAATTGTCATTAAAAATTAATCTTGACTGACAAAATGTCATATGTTATATTTATATTATAGTTTGGCACATTTTTCACAGTGGTGAGTGTAAATAACAATACAAAGATAATAAATAAAAAAGTAAAATAAAAAATTATGTTCGGAAAAAGAAGAAATTTTAATGACCTGTTTAACATGTTCAACGACATGGACTCCATGTTTAATCAACCATTCTTTGTGAAAGGTAAAACTAACGTAGAAGACGGAAATGACGAGAATGGAGATTGGCATAAAGAAAGTTTTGTATCTGACGATGGTATGTTCTCAGTAACAAGTATCGTTAGAACATACGGTAATGGCTCACCATTAAATCATAAGACCAAAAAGTCATCTACACAAATTGAGTCTTTGAAGAAAGAGCTTGAGCGTTGTGTTGAAGAACAGAATTATGAGAAAGCGGCAGAATTAAGAGACCAAATCAAGAAGTTGGAAGTTAACCAAGATAAAGTTGCTGAGTTAGAAAAGAATTTAAATAAAGCAATTCAAGAACAAGATTTTGAAACCGCAATCAAATTACGAGACCAAATTAAAGAGTTAAAAGGTTAAACAACGAACCCCTCCCACAAAGAGGGGTTTTTTATTTTTATTCATTTCATATACTTAATAAAAAAGTATAATGTTATGGCAATTAAAAGCGAAAAAATCGAAGGAAAACAAATCATAAACGAGGTTGAATCTAGTAACCTAACAAAAACTGTTTATGACACAGGTGAAAAGACAATGACCGTCACCTTTAAAAACGGAGCACAATACATGTATGAGGAAGTACCACATTCTGCTTATACAAAATTTAGAATGGCCGAATCTCAGGGAAGTTTTTTTAATAAAGAGATTTCTAAGAAATACAAATACAAAAAACTTACAAACTAATATTCTATACTATTTATATAGTAATGGAAAATTTTCAAAATATTCTTAAGAGTTTCTATGTAAAAGATGAACTCAATCCAAAAATTTGGGATAATCCCGAAAATCCTTCTGATGCCAAAATGAAAGAAGACATCAGAGAGAGATTATTGGAGATTGCAAATGAGTTTGTTAATTTCTTAGGATTGGAAATTTTTGTTCAAAATGTAACCATGACTGGTTCTTTGGCTAACTATAATTGGTCAGAATTTTCAGATGTAGATTTACACATCATGTATGATTTTAATGAATCAGGTGATAAAAAAGATTTGGTTGCAGAATTATTTAAATTAAAGAAAACATTATTTAATTCAACACACGATATCACGGTAAAAGGATATGACGTTGAATTATATGTACAAGACACTAATGAACCTCACATTTCCAGTGGGGTTTATTCCGTTTTATACGATGAGTGGATTAACGAACCATCACCTGAGGAAGTAACAATAGATGAATCTAAATTGAAAGAAAAAGTCGAGCAATGGACTGATATGATTGATTTGGTAATTAGTGATATTGAAGAGGGTGACGAAGATTTACACCAATCAATTGATAAGATTGATAAGTTAAAAGATAAACTAAAGAAGTATAGAAGTTGTGGTTTAGAAAAAAATGGTGAGTATTCTTATGAGAATTTGGTGTTTAAATTTTTAAGAAGAAACGGATATATTCAAAAACTGTTTGACTTCGAAAATGACATTATTGATAAAAAATTGTCGTTAGAAACAGAAGAAATCATTTAAGATTCGTCTTAAATATAAAGAAAAATGGAAAAACGCAACTATCAATATATTTATTAATAAAAAATAATTATGGGAATTACTGGATGTACGGACAATTATTATTCTTATGAATTACCCTGGAATGCGAGTGGAGACACAGTAACTCCTCTACATCCGGTATTTACCGAAGGGGATAATCCAGACAATGGAGCTCAACAATGTATGTCAGTTACATTGGGTGGTTCAGGACTAAACAATTAAAAAAAATTAAACAAACATAAAAATGGCAGATTTAAGACCTATTGGAAGTGAAAAGTTAGAAGGTAGTGATAAGTTAAGACGTATCATGGAAATTGCTAATTACGGCAACACTAACTCTAACATCAACGAATCATCTTCTTCGGCATCAGAATATTCAATTCAATTAGCCGATGGAAATTATTACGGTATCGTGAGAGAAAAATCAGGATATATCGTTAAAAGAGGAATCAATGAATCACAATTAGATTACATTGACCCAATGAAAAACAGAAAATATCATAGTTCATATTCACAAGCAATGAGAAAGATTAATTTGATTGCGGGTGAATTAAATAGATTACACGAAAACGAAGAAGGTGTTAATCTTATTGGTGAACAGAAAAAATTTGTTTTAAAAACTCCTAAACCAGCAGAACCTGAAGTTGATATGTCAGCTTCTATGGATGTTGAAGCACCTGCTCCAGCTCCCGCTCCTGCACCTGAAGGTGGAGAAGAAATGGATATGAGTATGGACGCGGCTCCTGCACCTGAAGGAGGTGAAGAAATGGACATGAGTATGGATATGGATATGGATGCACCTGAAGGAGGAGAAGAAATGGACATGAGTATGGATATGGATGCACCTGAAGGAGGAGATGACGATGAAGAAACGTCATTTAAAACAATTCAAAAATTAACAGGAAAATTAGGTCAAAAATTAAGAACATTCGACTCATCACAAGGAATGTCTTCTGAAAATATTAAGTATGTGTTAAATTCAATTTTATCTGCCTTGGATTTATCAAAACTTACTGAAGAAGATTATGATGATGTAATGTCTAAGTTTGAAGAAGATGAAGACGAAGTTGATTATGGTGTTGAAGATGAAACAGATATCGATATTGAAGCTGGGGACGACTTAGATTTCGGTGATGATATGGAAATGGACGCTGAGGTTGATGCTGAGGTTGGTGAAATGACTGAAGACCATTATGAAGGGCATGATGAAGACTACGATGATATGTTCTTAAGTATCGGTGATGAACCCTGGTTTAACAGAGGTGATAGAAAATATGAAGGAGACTTCGATTTTGAATACGATGAAGAGGATATAGACTCATACGATGATTTAATGTCAAAATATGGTAAAAAACAAAAATGGTTTGCACCTGAAAGAAGTGACGCAAGAGAATTCGGAATGACTGGTGACGGTAGAAGAATGTTTGATATGTATAAAGAAAAATATTATGGACAACCATTCAAACTTCGTAAAAGAAGACCAGTAAATGCATCATACGATAGTGCTTTAGATGAGATTTTCTCAGAATCAAAAATTGAAAAGGTATTATCAAAATACTTTGTAGTTACTGAGTCTGAAGAAAAAATGAACAAAGATAAAGAAGTAAAAAAATATATCACAGAAAGAGTTAAGAATTCTTTGGTAAGAAAAGAAATCAAAAACTTATGTGAAACAGTTGAGCAAGAATTAACTGCAGATTTTATCATTAAGGAACACAATAATGTTAAATTCATTGGTAAGACTAACAAACAGAATTTAGTGTTTGAAGCTGATGGAAAAACAATTAAAGTTTCCTCTAAAGGTGAAATTTTATGAAATTAGTTTACGTTAACGAACTAGGTCCAAACTATAAGGGAGATAACGTATATGAATTTATCTTCTCCACACAAGAAGATGTATGGGGTGATGATTGGGACATTGAACCAGCTTCAGGGAGACCAACACCACCCCATATTCAATTTATAGAAAAGGTGGGAGTTTTGAAAAACTCAGGTATTGAACTAAACCTAATTCAAAACTCAGATTTCTTTTCAGTGTTTGACTCTGTTGAAGGAGTCATCGCTCTCGGGTGGGAAAACTCTGATAGCGAAGCCGTTGTAGATAAAAAATATACCCGTTTGGTTTTCCATTACGGTGAAAGTGAAAAATCTGTTTCGGATAAATTATATGAAAGAGACATAGTTCTCAAATGGGAAAAAAGTTTAGTAGAATGAAAACTAATGATATTAGAGTAATAAAATTAATGAAAGAGGGTTTCTCATTTGAAACTCTTCGTAATTTAAATGAGAGCCAAATAAATGTTCTTTATAAAAAAATTGTAAAGGAAGTTTCTGAACCAAAAGAGGCTACCACACAAACTGTTAAAAAAACAACATATAGTAAAAGTGAGGTTGATAAGATTAAACAAGAGGATGGTGGATTAACTGTAAATGGAACTGTAAGTCCTAATGATGATGGTTCGGTTACGGTTACCACATCTGAAGAGATTTCTGAAGATGATATTAAACCTTTAAATCCTTATGGTGGTGGCGAGGACTCACAACTACCACACCAAGTTGGACCATCAACAAATGATGGTTTTGGTGCTGAAAAACAAACTCCAGGAATGTATCAAGACGGTATGGATGAAGGAGAATTAGAAGAAAAGGCGGTTTCAAAAAAACAACAAAAATTTATGGGTGTTGTAAAGGCAATGCAAGATGGTGATTTACCTATAAAAGGTAGGGCTGGTAAAGTGGCTCAAGAAATGAAACCTTCAGACGTTGATGATTTTGCAAGTACAAAACATAAAGGTTTACCTACTAAAGTTGAAAATACAAAAAAAGAATCTTATCTTCGTAATGTAAAGATGATTGAAGAATCATTGATTAAGTTAGTTCAAAAACACATTACACCCGTTATGACAAAGAAAGATTTAATGAATATTGTAGAGGCAGGTCCTGGCACAAAAGAGGCACCTGTAAAAACTCCTACTCGTACAAAGCCTGATAAACCATCTTGGACAAAACCAAAACATGTTCCAGCACCAAAGGCTAAAAAAGATGATGAGACATTTACAATGCAATTACCATCATTTTTACAATTTGATAATTTAAATATAGAATTTAACGATGAAAAAAAATCTTAAAGAAATGCCGGTAGATTACGGTGACAATCCGGAAAGAATGTCTCCAGACATCCAAAAAAAAATTGAGGATAGAGAAACACCTTTGTCTGATTCACCAGCATTTCCTGAACAAGAAGGTGATAATACTTTTGAAGAGTTAATTGCATCTAAGCGATTTAAAGATGTTGTTGACAAAGTAAAAAGATATACAGGTTTAGAGACTATTGCAGGTCAAAACGCCTTTATGCAACTTCAGATGATGATGATGCAGGCGGTTCAAAAAGTAAAAGCTATTGAAAATGGTAATGAAGAATATTTAGAAAACTTAGCTGTTGACCTTGTTAAAAAAGAAATGTCGATACCTGATGACGCATTTTTATTTGATGTTGAATTAATTGGTTCACCATCTCAGATGGATACGTCTAAAATGAGAAAACAATCAGAAGAACCATCAGCAGAAGATATTGAACAAAACTTTGGTGTTTCTGAAGATGAAGCTGAAGAAGATTTAGATAATTTTATGGCGGCTTTTGATAAGTTTGACATGGAAAAGGCTAAAAGAAGATTTATCAATTCATTAATTCAAGGTGCATCAAAAAAGGGACATTATATGTTTAGTTTGGTAGAAGAAGAATTGAATAGATTAAATCCTGAATTGTTAAATTTATATGGTGTATTAATGTCAATTAACGATTTGGTTTATTGGATTATGCCTGATGAAGCCGCACAAATGATGGCGGGTTCAGGTCAAGGAGTTGCCGGCTCAGAAGAGATAGATGATTCTACTGACCCTGTTACTATTAAAGCAAAAGGAATGTTCTTCCCCGTTTTAATCCATGAATTATTAAAAGGAGTATACGAAATTATGGGAACTCAAGGATTACCTGACGACCCAAAGCAAGCTGAAATGGTTATGGCGTCTCAAGATACGTTACCATATGAAATATGGGATTTAAGATTAGGTCCTGTAATTTGGGAGAAATTCTTATCTGTTTATCCTGATGAATTATTTGAAGAAGATATGAGGGAAATACAAAATTATCTTTTCTCAAGATTTTCAGCAATTAGTACCGACCAATTTTTTGAATTGGCTAAAGAAATATTATCTGGAAGTGAAGATGGTAAGAAGGCGGTAAGAGCCATGGTTGATGAAATCATACAAGAAATTAAAGACGAAGAATACGAAAAGTCTATGAGTCAATTTAGAGATGATGATGAAGGATTTGATTTGGATGATTTCTTGGACGGTTTAGGTATTGGTGGTCCTGCAGTATAAAAAGTAAAGAAATGAGAACATGGGTTTATCAAGAGAACAGGCTATACTCGAATATGCACGTTGTGTAAAGGATACTCCATACGCTCTAAAAACTTACCTTCAAACATACGATAATACACAATCTCGTTACGTTCCGTTAGAATTATTTCCCGACCAAGAACATTTAATTAATGACTACGATAGTTTTGAGGAAAACATTGCCTTAAAATATCGTCAGGCGGGTGTATCTACAGTAACGTCTGCATGGGTATCAAAAAGATTGGTTACCGCCTCTAAAACAAAACCTGAAAAAATTCTTATTATTGCCAACAAATTAGATACATCTATGGAGATGGCAAACAAAGTTAGAGCTTTTGTTGACCAATGGCCAGGATGGTTTGGTGTTGGGTTTTCACAAGAAAAGAACTCACAAAGACACTTTAAATTAACTAATGGTTGTGAGGTTAAAGCCGTTGCAACATCTAAAGATGCTTTGCGTGGTTATACACCTACTATTCTTATTTTTGATGAGGCTGCGTTTATTGATGCAGATGATGATTTCTGGTCTGCTTGTATGGCATCGTTATCTACGGGTGGTAAGGTAATAGTAATATCTACACCTAATGGTTTTGATGCAATTTATTATGCAATCTACGACCAAGCCTTAAGAGGAATGAATGATTTCCGTATTACTGAAATGTACTGGTATCGTGACCCTCGTTATGCAAAAGATTTAAAACTTATTAAGTGTAAAGATATAGTTCATTATATGCTCAATAGAGAAGATTATGACGATAATGAAATAATAATTGAATATGGTCACATAGACCCAATGAAGAGGGATTTTGAAGAAATTAAATCAAAATTTTCTGAGGGTTACAAACCATATTCGTCATGGTTTGAGTCTATGGCAAAAAAACTTAAGTTTGACCGTAGAAAAATTGCACAGGAATTAGAATGTAATTTCTTGGGTTCAGGTGACAATGTGATTCCACCTGAGACTGTAGAATTCTTAAGAGAGAATACTATTATGGAGCCTGAAAATAAGTTTATGGGTGGTGCAATGTGGCAATGGAAAGAACCCATTGAAGGTCATAAATATATTATGGGTATTGACGTATCTCGTGGTGATTCTGAAGACTTTACAACATTTTGTATTGTTGATTTTGATGAAAGAGAACAGGTTTTAGAATATTTGGGTAAGATTCCACCTGACGTTGCTGCTGAGGTTGCATTTAAGTGGGCAACAATGTATAATGCTTTTGTTGTAATTGATATCACTGGAGGTATGGGTGTGTCAACATCACGTAAACTACAAGAAATGGGATATAAAAATTTGTATGTTGATGGTGTTAATATGGCGGATAAATGGAAATATAATCCAAAAATGCATGAAAAGATTCCGGGATTAAACTTTAATTCAAAAAGGGTACAGATTATTGCTGCTTTTGAAGAGGCTTTAAGACATAACTTTAAAGTACGTTCTAATAGGTTGTTAAATGAATTGGGCACTTTTGTGTATGTAAATGGTAGACCTGACCACCAAAAAGGACAACATGATGACCTTATTATGGCAATGGCGATGTCGATATATGTGGGTGAAAGTTCATTTAGTCAACTAGAAAAAGTAACAGAACAGACAAAGGCGATGTTAGATAGTTGGTCTGTATCTACTAATGAATATAAAGAGAAATCACAAGATTTTAATCCATCTATTCCGGTAATGCCAAATTCAAATAATCATAGAGGTATGAATCAAAACCCATCAAGAAATGATTATGAGAAGTATTTATGGTTATTCGGTAAGTGATATTTAATTTAATTAAATATTTCATACTATTTATGTAAAAAGTATTTGAATGGCAGAAAACAATTTAACAATATGGCAAAGACTCGGTCAAGTATTTGGTCCTGACTCTACTTTAGACCAACAAGCACCCATATATAGGTTTGATAAGAAAGAACTCTTAAAGACTCCTAACAAACAGGATTATGAAAGAGAAAAACTTCAAGCACAACAATCCTTATATTTAGGTCAACAATGGACAAAGATTGAAAATAATCTTTATACACAAGCCGTTTACTACGAACCAACTAGACTTGCGTCTTATTACGATTATGAGAGTATGGAATATACTCCTGAAATATCTGCTGCATTAGATATATACGCTGAAGAATCAACAACAACAAATGAAGATGGATTTATATTACAAATTTATTCAGAGAGTAAACGTATTAAATCAGTTCTTGCTGACTTGTTCAACAATAGACTTGATATTAATACTAACTTACCTATGTGGACAAGAAATACTTGTAAGTTTGGTGACAACTTTGTCTATTTAAAGTTAGACCCTGAAAAAGGGATTATGGGTGGACAACAACTTCCTAATATTCAGATTGAAAGATTAGAAAGAGGTATGAAATATTCACCAAATAGAAGTAGTACAACCACAGAGAACGACGCTCTAAAATTCTTATGGAAAGATAAGGATATGGAGTTTAACACTTGGGAGATTGCCCACTTTAGATTATTGGGTGACGACCGAAAACTTCCGTATGGTACTTCTATGTTAGAAAAAGCAAGAAGAATATGGAAACAGTTATTATTAGCCGAAGATGCGATGTTAATATACAGGACATCAAGAGCACCTGAAAGAAGGGTATTTAAAATATTCGTTGGTAACATGGACGATAAAGACGTTGAACCATATGTAAACCGAGTCGCGAATAAATTTAAAAGAGACCAAATTGTGGACCCATCA